TAACGTTTCAACAGAGGCGTAAGGTACACCTAAGATGAAGTATGGGCAAATGCCTGAGGTACTCAAGGGTGGTAGTAGTAGACATAGAGCAAAATTCTATCTGTAGTCGAAAGCTTGTGGGTGATAAAATAATCCCACGCCTTCAGTGGAAGTAACAAAGGAGGAAATATGTTACCACAAGAACTAACGTTTCAGGTACGTGAAGAACCTGTATACAACCAACATGGCTCAAAGCTAGATGGCTACAAGCAGTTGGTTAAAGACGAGAACAACGAACTGATTGCAGTTCACAAGAATACATACCGAGTTATCTCACATGATGTAGCTTATGATAAAGCACATGACTTTCTTAATGAACACTTTGATACTAATGGTATGACTGAGCTACACAAGCACTCTAACAATGGTGCTGTCATGGCTACAAGATTCTCTTTACCAGAGTATCAGATCCCATTCAAAGATACATCCATTGGTCTAGAAGCTGTGATATGGAACAGCTACAATGGTATGCGTTCATTTAGATTTGATCTAGGTTTCTACCTATGGCTATGTCTTAATGGACTTAAGAGTTCAGTATGGGATATCAGTTTGAATACTGCACATAAAGGTAGTGGTGAGATTAAACTAACATTGCCTAGTATGTATTCAGCTATGGATGGACTACATACTGTACATAACTACATGACTAACTGGTTAGAAGTACCAGTAGATGACAATGAATTAAGTGCTGAAGTAGATAGACTATGCTTTCAACCAACACGTACTGACAAGAGTCATGTCAATCAAAACCACAAGAACTATATACTTGACGAGTACAATGGTAACTATGCACAACAATTTGGACCTAATAAATTCAGTGCATATCAAGCAATTACACATTGGAGTACACATTATCCTAGCGATTCAGTAAATACTCGCTATGATAGAGAGAGGAAAGTGTCTAACATGGCTTGGTTTAGCCAAGCAGCATAGAGATTAGATGGGAGTGCAATCTTCATCTTATTCCTCCTCGTACTCCCATCCTTCAATCAATGAAAAAAATATTTATCAGTGAAGAAGAAAAGCAATTACATAGATGTATCACTTGTAAAAGATGGAACACTATGTACATGATGATACAACTAGATCATTATACTAAAGAGAAACAATGTATAAAATGTTTTAATAGGAGAGGATATGAAAACAAAAACAAGAATCGTTAAGAAACTATGGAAGGGTATGTATATCTCACTTAGAGATTATGAAATACAACAAGCCATTGATAAGAACTATACTATCCAGGCAGTTCATAAAGGTGAAGTAATGATGCTTACACCTAGTAGATTAAAAGATATTGATTTAACTATAGGCACACCACAAAAATCAGTATATAGTGGTAAGTCTTATAGACTAATAGATGTGAGGTGGAATCCCTATGACAGATCAAATAAATCCGAATCATTACAAGACAGGAAACATTGAAACATATGATTTCATTGTAGCTAAGAATTTATCTTATGCTCTTGGTAATGTGATAAAGTATATTGTAAGACACAAATACAAAGGAGGTATTGTAGATCTTGAAAAAGCTAAATGGTATCTACAAAAAGCAATAGATGAATATGATAGATCCAAAGATTCTACTTAGAAAGTTTGCAAGTGATAGGAAGTTACGTAATAAATCTAAAAAGAATTATAACATGTCTGATCCTATGCAACGTAAGTTGTGGTGGATAGATAAGGTTTGTTACTTCTGCTATCTCAAACATGATAAGCAAACTGCCCAGGCATTACGCATTGAACTTAATAAACCTTATGTTCATGCATCTGCTAGAGGACTTGCTAAAGATCTATGGAATGAAAGAAAAGGTTTAGAAGAATTAACAAAGAGGAGGCTTGATGAACATCAACAAACAAAAGAACGTATTAGACAGAAAGTCAGGAATCGGAGGCAGTGATGCCACCAAGATTGTAGCTGGTGAATGGAAGCAACTCTATCAGCTCAAGAAAGGTTTGATAGATGATGAAGATCTATCGTTTGTATTACCTGTACAAATGGGAATATATACCGAGGATTTCAACAGAGATTGGTTTACTGCTCATACAGATTTACCAGTCAAAGAAGTAGACAGTACATTACAACACAAGAAGCATGACTTTATGTTGGCTAACTTAGATGGATATGTACTCAATGAAAACTTAAAACCAATGGGTGTGTTTGAAGCTAAGCATGTCCATGCATTTACTAAAGATGATACTATACTTGAGAAGTATTACGCACAGATACAACACTATATGATTGTAAGTAATCTACCTCAAGCCTGGCTATCTATACTCTTTGGTAATAACAAATGGAAGTCATTTCATGTCCAAGCAGATAAGAAGTTTCAAAAGAAACTAATACAGGCAGAGGAAATGTTTTGGCAACATATCATTAATGATGAAGAACCTGCTGACCATGTAGAGTTCAGTTCGATAGGAGGAACTAATGACTGATAAAATACTAAACGAACCAAACAAAAGATACTGGGATCAATTAAAAACTACTGATCCTAGATTTACTAAGAAGATTAACAAAGGCTTTGGTGAACTGACTACCATTGATCCAATGTACCAGATCATGAAGATGACTGAAGTATTCGGTCCATGTGGTATTGGTTGGGGTTGGACATGTAACTATACATACACTGATTCAAATGTATTTGCAGAGGTAGGTGTATGGTTAGAAACACCAATCCAAAATTATGGACCAGTATCATCTGTACAATCATTACATAAAACTAATGGTAAGTTAGATGATGAATGTACTAAGAAAGCTATGACTGATGCATTGACTAAAGCATTATCACATGTTGGTGTAAGTGCAGATGTATTCTTAGGTATGCATGACAACAGTAAGTATGTTGAAAAAATCAAAGCTGATATTAAATCTAATGTAGATAAATCTAAAATTAAGGAGGTTACATGAAGTGTATAAGAGCTGGACATTACCAAACAACTATAGCGTATGGGCATAGCCTTAACATTATAGTAAACATAGTGAAAGTAACATCTCACTTCCAAGACTCCATTACTAAATGGAGATTGACTATTGATGATACACTCATCAAGAACCAACACAAATCTGATTGGGATTCTTATGCATCTGCTAAGAGGAAAGCAATTAGAATGTGTGAAAATCTATTAATGAATGACATCATTAAAAAGATTGACAAAGCTTTTCCTAAACCAAAGGTAAAGCAGAATAATAACCTAGTAGAGTTAAGGAGGTAATGTGATTGAAAAGCACGAGCCATATGAATGGATAGCAGATGAAATCAAAGATGTGCGTAAACAACTAGAAGATTTAAATGCCACATTTGATGACATACATACAACACTTATAAGATTCTTTGGAATCATCGAATCTAAAATAACAAAGGAGAATACTAATGATAAATAGAGTAATACTAGTAGGTAGATTGGGTGTCGATCCTGAGATCAAAGCTACCAGTAAAGGTGATGAGTATGCTAACTTTAGTTTAGCAACATCAAAGAAGATCAAGACCAAAGATGGTACGTGGCAAGAGAAAACTACTTGGCACAAGATTACTACCTTTGATCCAAATCTTACTAAGACAATCAAAGACTATGTATCTAAGGGTACTATGTTGTATCTTGAAGGTGAAATAGATGTATCAGAATATACTGATTCTAATGGTAATAAAAAGTATAATACTTCTATCATTATACCAAGAGTTACTGGTGTTATGAAGATGTTAGGTGGTAAAGGTGATGCTAAACAAGCACCTGCCAAAGACATCAATGATGATCTACCAGATGATCCAATACCATTCTAAAGTTTCGCTGTAGGCGAAAGACTAAGGTGCTGGTACAAACTATAGTTAAATGAAAGGATAATGTATTTGTGTATATATCTCCCCTAGTATTAGCACCTTACAAATGATAGAAAGAGTTAATGACAATGATTGTTAAAGGAGAACTTGACGAACTTGTAGACACACTCAATGATTACAGTGTCTACTTAAAACAATTTGGTTACGATATCGATACTATTTTTGCAGCATATGCCATCATGGCAGCTTCGCTATCAGGCAAAAAAATCAAAAAGAATCACACTTCAGATGCTATTAAAGAACGTATGTCAGAACTTAACGTTGTTCAGGCACGTGCTTCTGGTACAGTTCATTAGCATATTCCACTGCATCAAAATTATGATGTTCCCAAAACCTGTGTTCTGGTTTATACTTACCCCATGTCAGTTCCGAATGGTGTTCAAAACACAATGGTACTACAAGCTGATTAGATCGTTTATGTTGAACCTGGCTACCACGTAGATGATGGACATTCATTGGTGTATTTGACATACAACCTGGAACACAACATCCGTATTCAATAATCTTTAGAAAATATTTTTTATCTTTAGACGTATACTTTGCCATCCCATGAACCATCTTTCCTCAATAACATTGGAACAATGGATGGTACACCATTAGTAATAACACCACAAGATAATATTGGTTTAGCCATATTGACTTTCATATATGCCATAGCCATAGACTTCTTATCTACAAGACAACCTACAGACATACCCCAGTTAAGATGGAAGTCATTACCTACATACTCTATATTTGACTGGGTATGATAATGCCCCTGGACAACTGAAGCGGACATCATCTGTACTGCCTTCACAATATTCTTAGATACTTGATGTGCAAAGTAAACTCTACCCATAGCAGTATCTTCCCAATGGGATTCTTTCCATACCCAACCATGACCTACATCTAATATTTCATTGTAGTCTTTAAGAAAGAACTTAGACATACCCTTTGCCATAGCACGTCTGAGTACCATAGAACCATGATTAGATTCTAATATAGTCATTACAGGAAACATGGACTCTAGTTTCTTCATATGATATCTACCGATTTCTAGTTCATCAGCAGGACTAGGTAGATCTGGATTGATTATGTGAGAAACATTAATTGAGTGCCAATCCATTTCATCTCCGATATGAATGACATTCGTAGGATTATACTTAGAAGCCAAAGACTCCAAGAACCTATAACTATCAGGATGATGATAAGGCACATGAAGGTCAGAGATGACCAAAATTCTAGCGTTTTTTCCTGTTTTAAGAGCCGTAGAGGGGGTAATTTCACCTTTCCTAGGTCTACCCCTACCCCTTTTTACTATCTTTAAATCTATCTGCGACTTTCTCTGCTGATCTTCCAACTGTATAGCCTCCTATCCCCACTAGGATTATATTTAGTAGAGAGTTTTGTACAGATTCAGGTATGTTGGGTGCAGTAAAGCCAAACCAATGAGCTACCATAAGACCAGCAAATACCAACATCATAATTGGTCGCCAGTTTCTTTGTAAGAATCCTCCCTGTGCTTCTATTTGTATTGTCTTAGCAGCACCTTCTAGCTCTGCTAGTTCTCCTGCGATAATCTTTTCTTGTACCTTTGCTTTAAGCTTGTTAGCCTCTCCCTTATTATCGACAACTTTATCAATAGTTTTAAAGACTGCTCCAGCGACAGGTCCGAGTAGGTTAAGCATTCGCTTCCTCCATTATTGATGCCAGAGATTTTGCTCTGTTCGGTGTTTGATTTGCCCATCTCGAATCTAACATTTCTGCGGCACATTCCGAGTACCTTTGTTCTTTAAGATTAGATAAAGCACCTTTGAATTTAGATACACCACCTTCGCCCATTTGAAAAACCATTTCAATAATAACTTCCCTAGCTGTGTCAGTAATATCATAGCCATCAAGAATCCTCTCAGCACCATTAACTGCATTTTGAAAATCATTCTCAAATAGAGCCTCCCATCCATCTCTGTCTGTCGGTATATCTTCACCAGGTATGATCTTATGTCCATACCCACCAGTTTCAAATCCCAAAGTATCTTTGTATACTGTTTCGCAATAACCCTCATGTTCTTTAATCCTCCCTTTTAGTTTGTTATATTGTGTCATAATCTTTTTCTGTACAAAATCCTGATATGTACAAATCCTTATTGTTTCTTAAACTGTATCTAAAGTTATCCACATATGCAAGGCAATCTGGTACAGTTTTAAATGGCTCATAGATAGGTTCTAATACACAACTTTTATCTAATGGAGAGTTTAATGATTGAACACAAAATAATATTATTAGATATATTTTCAATTTACTTGTGTAATTATAATAGCTAGTAGATTAGAAAATACTAGAAAACCAACAGACCACATTACTTTCTTTATCATGGAGATATCAGTCTCAATATGCTTAAGATGATTAGTCTTAATTATCTCGATATCCTTTTTGATTAAAAGAATATCTTTTTCTAGCTTATTTATTTTCTCCGACTGTGTTGGCATTGGATAATCCTGATGAGTTTAATTGTACTTTCTCTTGCATAGATAGTTGTTCACTAATTGATTTTTCAATAGATGAGGCATATTCAGCTTTAGCTTTCTGCATCAATACAACATCATCTACAGTCATGTTATTCTTTTCTTCTCTTAACTTAGCATTCTTTTCATGTGCTAAATCAAGTCTGTCTAATAAGAATTTGTTATGAGTTCTAAGCTCTCTAACTTCTTTCTTAATAGTTCTAAGTTCTTTTTCTAATTCTTTTTGTGTTGCCATTAGTTTACTTTACTCATTGATCTTATAAATTCAACACCTTCTAGGGTTTCTATTTGTGCTTCTACTTTAACACAAGATACTTTTGCTGTATCTGATTTCATATTGCGTTCAATAATTCTTTTCTTTTCAAGACAATCTTTAACACCATCAGTAACAGTATGTTCAATCATAGTTCCACCAGAGAATAATAATAATGCTATAATTACTTTAGTTACCATATCCGTTTGCTCTTACTTTATCTTTTAATTCTTCTATATCTACTAATGCTTTTTCCATATCAGCTTGTAATCTCATAATGTTTACTTTGTTATGTGCCATGTTTTCTAAATCTTCTGACATACCTTCTACTTGCTCTGATACAAATTCTAATAGCATAAACTGTTCCTGATCTATAGGAGTTTGATCTGCATTTTTAACAAGATCAGCCTCAAATAATGTAGCTCTAGTTTCAATATTA